CCTGGCGCGATGACGTGTCAGTGAGGGTGTTGTCTAAAGACTATAGGGATCAATGATAGGTTCAGCCATGTAATGATTAACTGACCTTTAACGTGATTGGTTGGGAGTTAATGATTAACATGTGACCTTTACAGTGATTGGTTCTCTGAACCTATAAAAAGAGCTGCATTTCCGTGTCTGTGTCATTCTGCTTCCGGCGCTCGACGAGATCGGACCTGGAGAAGAACAAGTTCCGTCAATTGGTGAGTCGCCATCAATGGCTGAATTCGATACAGCAAGTCTCGACGACTTCATCCAATTTGCAGACCCAGCATATACATACGTGCTGCGTCTTCCATTACCTACAGGGGAAAATTATGAGAGCCAGCTACAGAATGTATTATGCGCTCGATACCCCGATTTATTATCCGATCCGGCATTGTTCGCAACAATGCCTGGACCTGAATCTCCAGGCGCTCAGACTGATTTTTTGGAGCGTTTTGGTCCTAGCCGCTGCTTTGGGGCTGAAGTCTGCTATGCGGCGCATATGGCAGCCTTTAACTWCTTTAGTAGGAAACAGGGAAARGCGCCRCCTATYGCCAGCATCTACACACAATGCGAATTAGGCCAGAGAAACATTCAWTGTCATCTAGTCATGGCCGGCGACGGTCTGTCTCGTTTCTCGGCTAARAGCGCTGCCTACATACTAGGCCAAAAATTTGCAGACAATCTGATTTCTATCATCGAAAATAATCTAAGAAARGGCGACGTMAGYAATCCAGCTTTTGCTACCGCTTTTATCARAGAAATACAAGARGCTCAAAGAAAATGCGAACCAGGCAACGCTGGCGACCTTTGTACTGTGWTGCAATATAAAAGTAGAGGAGGCGGCATGTACGCGTGCCGAATCGATGGCCGCGAGTACATCTGTAACTACCTATTATGCAAGAACCTGAAATGGGTATCTTGCGTGGAACCAGACAAGGCGACTCCTCTTAAAGCCTTCTTTCCAATCGCTTCAAAAACATATGCATTTACTCTAATTAATGGAAAGATTGTTCCGTATCACGTACGTCGTGAATGGTGGAATCAACTACGAGACAAGGTCCTAGTCAGGGACGAACCAATCTTTAAGGGAGACGTGTTTGGAGATCTTCCAAAGGTAAATGCTGCGTCATGGAAATTAACTGGTAATATGGGTCAAGGTACATCTCAGCCGCATGTGAATGCCAGAATGAGTAAAAAAGAATCATTAATACTAGACTGTCTTAAACGTTGCGAGGATAATCTATGGCTAACCTATGAAGATCTGGTCGGTGGTTGTGCCGATTTAATTTTAATGTTGGAATCGATGCCAGGTGGAAGTAAATTAATTGAGTCTGTACTTAACATGTTGCATGTTAGAATCACTCAAACTCATAGTGCGTTGTCCTATTTGCATGTGAGATATGACATGAAAGAACTGGCGACTCACGCAGACTCGCTCCACGCTAATAAAGCATGGAGATTACTACTAAAACAAGGATATAATCCTCTACAAGTGGGACATTGGATCTGCTGTGTCCTACATAAAAAAGCAGGAAAACAAAATACATTAAATTTCTTTGGACCGGCTAGCACCGGTAAAACAAATCTGGCAAAAGCAATCGTGAATGCAATCAAGCTCTATGGTTGCGTCAATCACCAAAACAAAAATTTTATCTTTAACGATTGTGCCGCAAAACTAGTTGTCTGGTGGGAAGAATGTCTCATGCATTCAGACTGGGTCGAGCAAGCTAAATGTATCTTGGGCGGCACGGAGTTTAGAATTGACAGAAAACACAGAGAATCGCATCTATTGCCACAAACTCCTGTAATCATCTCAACGAATAACAATATATATCAAACACTGGGTGGCAACTCGGTCTCACATGTACATGAAGCTCCTCTAAGAGAAAGAGTCGTCCAGTTTAATTTCATGACACGTCTAGAAAGCACCTTTGGAGAGATTGAACCAAGAGAAGTAGCCGAATGGCTATCCATCTGTCTCTCTCGGTTTGACATCTCTCTGGTTGGCTTTCATACTCAATGGAAGCTAAATAAAACTCCAAATGACTTTCCATTGGCTAAATTCTGCGGTGGTCACTCACAGGATCTCGTGTTACATGAGACCGGAACGTGTATGAGCTGTGGCGGATACTATCCTCTAGAACTACACGATCGAGGCGACATCGAGGACGCTACACCAGGTACGAGCTACTCAACTCTATTACAATTAACACCTAAATCTGAAAAATACATACAAGAATTTAACTTGGATCTCTTGAAATCTCCAATAGCGGCCACGAGCACTCCTGTGACTCGACAGGATCCACCTGAGCTTCCTCCAAAAAAGAAGGTACGCAAAGAAAAACACTGCGCACGCGCTCTCTTTACTGACGACTGGTGCTCTCAACCTCGAGACGATGTCGAGTGGCGCGTCGTCCAAGAACGAGCAGAAGCGGCGGCGGCCGAGGTCTCTGGATCGAGATCCGAGTCCGATTCCGGACAAGCGAGCTCGATGGAGCTCGACCTCTCACCAGAACAATGGGGAGAGATGCTCGGACTCATCTCCGGGGACATCGAAGCGGGAGAACCGCCGATCACACTCCACTGCTTTGAATCCATCACCGAAGCTGACTTACTTTGTCAAACGGACTCAGAAACCGAATAAACAAACACCTCTTGATGTCTTTATGAAACATAGAGCCAAAGAGGGGGGAGATGTACCTCCATTTTGTGGGTTTTACTGGCATAGTACTAGATTAGCAAGATTTGGAACAGATGCAATCTTTAATTTGTATAAACCTAAATTTCAAGAAATGTCAAAAAACAATGTAATTACGTGGGATCAATGTCGTGATTTGTTGTTTGATTTTAAAAAGAACCTAGACTATAAATACAGATCTATGATGTGGCATTTTAGCATGGGTGAACAATGTCATAAATGTAATTACTGGGATAAAATGTACGCTGGGCATCTGGCTAATGTATCTCTATCTACACAGGAAGAGGACTCTGACCCTGTAACTGACGCTGAAATGCTGGCGGTTGCCATGGAGGTTGATGGCACCGACCAATAGGCGTCCTGGCGGTTGGACTCTGCCCGGTTTCAGATATCTTGGTCCATTTAATCCATTGAATAACGGTAAACCAGTAAACGAAGTAGATAAAGTTGCTCAAAAGCACGATAAAGCTTACGATTCTTATATCAAGGCTGGCGTCAATCCATATTTGCACTTTAATAAAGCTGACTCTGATTTCATTGATTCGCTGTCTACTGATTCGTCTGTTGCCGGGTGGCTGGGAAAATCGGCGTTTAAACTCAAGAGACTTTTGGCGCCACATCTTTCAAAAGAAAAAGAAGCAGCGGGTAATAAAGGAGGAACTGGTGGAAAACGCGCCAAGCTTGATCCGGTACGGGCTCAAAAAAGAAAATATTATTTTGCCCGTCAAAACCAGGGAAAAAATCCTAAACAACAAAAAATGGAAAATGAAGTTGAGACGGCTGGGGATGGACAAGAGGGGGCGCCAGCTGGCACTGCTCGTGCTGGTGGTGGTGGTAACGGTGCTGGTATGGGTGGTGGTGGCCATGGTGTCGGTGTAAGCACGGGAGGGTGGAGAGCTGGAACTATCTTTTCTGATAATGTTATAATTACAACATCAACTAGACAATGGTATGTTCCAATATATAATGGTCATCTGTACAAAGAAATATTCGCAAATGGGAGCGTAAGAGAATGGGTAGGAATAAGTACCCCTTGGGGATACTTTAATTTCAATGAATACGATGCTCACTTTACACCAAACGATTGGCAACGACTCACAAACGAGTATGCCAAATGGAGACCAAAAAGAATGCATGTCAAGATATACAATCTCCAAATTAAACAAAAGGTGACACTGGGGGTGGACACCCTATATAACAACGACCTTACGGCGGGTGTACACATTTTTTGTGACGGTTCTCATCAATTCCCATACTCACAAAAACCTTGGGATTTTGGAACAATGCCAGAATTGCCATATGATGTATGGAAGCTTCCACAATACGGGTATTTTCAATTTCAAAATGATCTCTCAGATCAATCATCAAACTCGCTTGCAGCAGATAATGTAGAAAAAAATATTGTGAGAAATGCTCCATTTTTTGTATTAGAATCTGCATCTCACGAGGTCCTCAGAACAGGAGAAGAAACAGAATTCAACTTTGAATTTGAATGTGGGTGGGTCACAAATACACGTGCATATGCTCCGCCTCAGGCAGACTTCAATCCATTAGTTGAAACTAGACGTTATTATCCAACATACGACAACTCATCTAGCACTAAATTTGTATACGCTAGATATTCACCATATAACAAACCTAGTAACTGGATGCCCGGTCCGAGTATTGGATATATAGGAAACACAACAACCGGCTCAAACTACCAAACAAGAGGGCCAATCACAGTATGCCCACATCCATATTTTACTACACCTGGAAATTTAGAAACAGACAGGGCATATGACCCACAAAGTGGAACAAATACATTAACCGAAGCTGGCATGAGAAAATCGGGATACGATGTAACACCTGTAAATGGTGCCTGCTCCCGACTGGACTCTGTTGACTTGGCATATGATTCGTCTGAATATAGCTTAAATCAAACAAAATTAATTTCAAGAAACATAGATAGTGACATGGCTAGATGGGGTTCAGTGTGGGCACAGGATGGATTGAATAAAGAAATAGGAGACAATGGACAACCAAACAACACAGACAGAAAAAATATCAGCCAGCTAAAAAACATATGGATGTATCCAAACCAGGCATGGGACACAACACCAATAGCAAGAAACACACCCATATGGGACAAAGTTCCAGACACAGACAGAAACACTATGCTAGATTCGGCTGATGGCACACTACCGATGCCACATCCACCTGGTACTATCTTTGTAAAAGTTGCAAAAATACCAATACCAACCGAAAACAATGCAGATGCATATTTAGATCTATATGTAACAGGACAAGTAACATGTACAATAGAATGGGAAGTAGCAAGATTCAAGACCAAAAACTGGAGACCGGAAATCAGAACATCTGCAACAATGTTTTCAGACCCAAAAATATACTCTGTCAATGCCAGTGGTGTATACAATACACCAGAAACCTTCACAGAATCTATGCCAACAAAATGGGGAATCAACAAAGTTCTGTAAAAATAAAATTACATCATTCATCAAACTGTACGTGTCACGTGAGTTTTCTTTTGCGCGCCAAAAAATCTTTCGTTGATCTCTATACTCTTATACAACACCCTCCACACTGCTACGTCAGTGTGTATGAGA